TGCAGCAAAACGGTGAACTGGCGAAGATGGCAAACGAGACCGAGATGTTTAAAGCCGAGCAGCAAAACACCACAGACCGCTGGACGGCTGACATGGCCTCGGATTCATGGCTGTCTAAAAATGTGCGCCCAATGACCTTGGTGTATATCCTGACCGCTTACCTCACACTGGCTATTCTGGACGGCTTCGGCTTTAAGATTTCCGAGTCTTACGTTACGCTGCTTGGGCAGTGGGGCATGCTCGTAATGGGTGCGTACTTTGGCGGCAGAACGCTTGAAAAATTAGCCGACATGAAAGGTAAAAAATGACACACCTAAGTAAACACTTCACCCTCGCCGAGTTAACAGTCACAGACCACCGTGAGTTTGACAACAGCCCGACACAGGAAGAAATAAGCAACCTGCAACGCTTGGCGCAACTGCTGGAGCAGGTCAAAGAAACTCTTGGCGGCAAGCCTGTAATGATTAACTCTGCGTTCCGCAGTAAGCAGGTCAATGATGCAGTTGGAAGTTCTGACAAGTCTCAGCATCGTAAGGGGTGCGCGGCTGACCTCCGAGTACCCGGCGTGACTCCAGATGAGGTAGTCCGTGCGGTGATTGCTGCGGGTTTACCCTATGACCAGATCATCCGTGAGTTTGACCGTTGGACGCACATCAGTATCCCAAACACAGAAGATGCAGAACCAAGAGGGGTTGCGCTTATCATTGACAAAGCGGGTTCTCGACCTTTCGCCTAATTCGTGGGAAAATGAGCTATGCCCTTACAAAAAGTCGTCCTAAAGCCCGGTGTAAACAGAGAGAACACTCGTTACACCAACGAGGGCGGCTACTATGAATCTGAAAAGATTAGATTTCGTTTTGGTACGCCAGAGAAGATCGGGGGGTGGGCGCGTATATCTTCAGCGGTATTTGTAGGTGTATGCCGTTCGTTATGGAACTGGGTCACGCTGGGCTTTTTAAACCTGCTTGGTGTTGGTACGAACTTAAAGTTCTACATTGAACTTGGTGGTCTCTACCGGGACATTACCCCTATCCGTGCTGAATCCACGTTGACCAACCCCTTCACAACAGTAAATCTATCTACTACCGTAACAGTAACGGACGCTGCGGGTGGTTATGTGGATGGGGACTTTGTTACGTTCTTTGGCGGCACAGCAGTGGGCGGCATTACCATCCTTGGCGAGTACCAGATTACTTTCCTAAGCGCGACTACCTACACCATTACATCTGCTACAGCAGCAACATCCTCGACTACGGGTGGCGGCACAGTCTATGCTGTATATCAAGTTAACGTAGGCCCCGCATATTCAATTCCGTCTGTTGGTTGGGGATCAGGCGCTTGGGGTTCGGGTTCTTGGGGCTTTGGAGCTACCACCCTGCTCAATATGCGTATTTGGAACCAGAACAACTTTGGGCAAGACTTGCTTTTTGGGCCACGTAACGGGCCTCTGTACCTGTGGAATGCCAACATTGGAGTGACCCCTACCGTTGCGACCATGACAATTGCAACCCCCTGCGTAGTCACCACAGCAGTAACACTAGCGGACAAAACAGCAATTACGTTTCAGACTGACGGGGCACTACCTACAGGGCTTGTTGTGGGCACGGTGTACTACACACGGTATGTATCAAGCACCACATTTAATCTAGCTACATCCACAACTTCAAGTGCAGCGTTATCAGGCGTAACTATTACAGGGATAGCAGGGCAATTTGGTTGTACTTCCCCAAGTTTTGGGTTGGCTATTGGGCAGTCACTAGTAATTAGCGGAACCTTGGGTGGCACGGGCTCTATTACTGGATACACCAACCCCACAACTTATTACGTTATAGCCACCAATGGCACTACAACATTTACCCTATCCACTACTGTTGGCGGTTCCGGGGTTACAACCACGGCAGGTGCGCCAACAGGTCTTACCTACACACTATCAACAACAATTAACACGTCGGGGTCTCAGTCTGGGACACACAAAATCTCTTCGCGGGGCATTGCGCTTACTGCATTAAACGGAGCATCGAGCGTTCCGCTGACACAGGCAAACTTTATTATTTCTGATGCAAGCCGTTTCACCATTTGTTTTGGAACCAATGACTTTGGAAGCACCGAGTTTGATCCCATGCTTATCCGCTGGTCTGACCAAGAATCGTACCTAGAGTGGGCTCCTGCAATTACAAACCAAGCCGGTAGTATTCGCCTGTCGCATGGCTCTAAGATTGTCACCGCAATACAAAGCCGCCAAGAGATTGTGGTTTGGTCGGATTCGGCAATATATTCCCTGCAATACCTTGGACCACCCTACGTCTGGGGCACACAACTTCTTGCTGATAACGTCTCAATTGCGGGGCCTAACGCCGCTGCTATTGGCTCTGGCGCTGTTTTCTGGATGGGCATAGACAAGTTCTATAAATACGACGGTCGAGTTCAGACCATGCGCTGTGACCTGCGCCAGTACATTTACAGTGACATCAATCTGCAGCAGTCCGACCAGATTTTTGCTAGTACCAACGAGGGCTTTAACGAGATTTGGTTCTTCTACTGCTCCTCAAACTCCACTACCGTAGACCGCTATGTGATCTACAACTATTTGGAAGACATCTGGATGTACGGCAATATGGCTCGCACAGCGTGGTTGGACTCGGGTCTACGTACTTACCCTATAGCAGCTACCTATTCATACAACATCGTCAACCACGAGTCGGGTGTAGACGACAATACGGGCGACACACCCATAGCCATTGAGTCAAGCATTACAAGCTCTCAGTTCGACATCGGTGACGGGCACAACATGGCGTTTGCATGGCGTATGCTGCCTGACCTGACCTTCCGTGGCTCTACAGATGGGACTATACCTAGCCTAATAATGCAGCTTTTACCTCTGCAGAACTCTGGTTCAGGGTACAACAACCCCCTATCGGTGGGCGGTACAAGTGCTACAGCCTCACAAGCCGTAACAGCTACGCAGACATACCCTATTGAACTAGACACTTTCACTGGGCAGGTAAACATTCGGGTGCGTGGTCGCCAGATGTCCATGAAAGTAAGTTGCAACACGCTTGGTACTCAGTGGCAGCTAGGTAGCCCACGGGTCGATGTGCGGCCTGATGGACGTAGGTGATCTATGGCACAAAAGAACGTAGTCGCCCCACGTCTTCCCGCTGCGCCGGATCAGTACGATCGTGCATACCAAGATCAATTTACCACCCTGCTGCGGTTGTATTTCAACCAACTAGATAACAGCGGTCCAGTTAACATCGCCACACAACGCATCGGAGCCAATATAATTGCGGCATTGAGCGCACCCCCTGTCCCCGGAACAGCCACTCCGAGCTTGCCAACTCAGGCAGATTTAGCTAACCTTCGTGTAGGCGATGTCTACTACGATACAACCGCCAGTAACGTGCTGAAAGTAAAAGTATGAGCCTACAGAATCTAGCAACCCAAATGGCGGCGCAAGGCCGTGGTCCAGACCGTACGCTTGTACATATGTCCCCAAAAGAAGTGCAAGGTCTACAAGCGCTTGCTATGGCGCACGGCGGCTCACTGACTATCAACCCACAAACAGGACTCCCTGAAGCAGGGTTCTTGGAAAGCATCCTACCCGCCGTTGCGGGGTTTGCACTTAACGCTTTTGCTCCCGGTGTTGGCACCGCAGTGGGCGGCATGCTTGGTTTGGGCGAGGCTGCTGGCACAGCGCTTACTGTCGGCGGCATTGCAGGTCTGGCTTCCGGTAGCCTTGAGAAGGGCATCATGGCGGGTATGGGAGCTTATGGCGGCGCTGGCTTAGCAGGCTCGTTGATGAATTCCGGCACAAGTGCTTTAACAAAGGCGGGGGTTGATGCTGCAGGAGGCGCAGCCGCGTTGGGCGGTGATGCTTCGGGTATTGCACAAAAAGTAGCAGACACAAGCACTTTGGATAAACTTAAATCTGGGTTTAGTGCAGCAGCTAGCACACCTAAAGATTTCCTTTCCGACAACAAGTTTGCAATAGGTGCAGCGTTACTACCTGCCATAGCGGGGGGACTAAACGACAAGGGTGAAGGCACAGGCGCAACGAAAACACCGAAGTACATCCGACGCTACGAAACAGACCCCGTAACTGGGGAGATTCGCCAAGCACAAGCCATTTCTACAGACGACTTTGGCGACCAGCCTGCGGTTTCTTTTGGCGGTGTGCCTGCACGGGGTATGGCTGACGGTGGCCCCGTTACTTTCGGCGGTGTTCCAGCTTCCACAAAAGTAATTGACCCCTACGATACCCGCACAGATTCGCAGAAGTCATTGGACTACCTCATGGGTAAAGGCGCTAATCCAATGTTGTTTACACACAAAACCAGTACAGGCCCAATAAAACCTGCAGATTTTGATAGTAGAACTGGCGGGAAATACATACTAGACTCAGCTACAAACGCGTATGTGTGGGTTCCAGATGACACTGCTGCTGCCGATGCAGCCGCTGCTTCTTTGGCCGCTAAAGAGGGCTTGGCTGCACTGGATAGACGTGGTGGTGGTGGCAAAGGTGATGGGGAAAGTAGCAATCCCGGATGGGATGCCAAGACTGACACAGAAAAAGCGGCTTACTACGCTGAAAACCCAACAATGGGAAAAATTACCCAGTTTGGTCAAAACTTATTTGGGTATACGATTTTAGGTGCTTTACAAAAAGCACTGGACCCTGCTTTTGTAAGTAATCAAAGTCTTATTGCACGAGGAATTGACCCTAACAACATCGGACCTCTTGGCGGTGTTTTGGGGACAGACACAGGGGCAGTACCCACTGATAGCGGTTGGGGTCGTCGTGATGCTGGCGGCATAACAACCGCTGTCCCTCTTGGGAATGAACCACTTAGCGCACCGCCTACAGCTTCGGGTAAACCCGGAGAAACTCCGGTAGGCGGTACGGGTTACGGTTTCACCGGCCCTACAAATAATGCTACTGATGGCGGATGGGGTAGCCGTGATGCTGGTGGTGGCGGTACTGGGCAGGGCGGATTAGGTGAAGGTAGTGGCGGCGGTCGTTATGCTGCTGCTGGTGGTCTTATGGAAGCGCGGTACGCAAGTGGCGGCTTGGGCTCACTTGGCGGCTACTCTGATGGCGGTCAACTGCTTCGTGGCCCCGGTAACGGTGTGTCGGATAGCATCCCCGCTAGAATTGCAGGCAACCAGCCAGCACGACTTGCAGATGGTGAGTTCGTAGTGCCTGCGCGTATCGTATCTGAACTGGGCAACGGCTCCACAGACGCAGGGGCACGGGAGTTGTACAAGATGATGGCTCGCATCCAAGCAGGACGCGCAAAGACAGTCGGCAAGAACAAAACGGCGGTGAACAGCAAGTCTGCTCGCCACCTTCCAGCATAAGGAACAGTCATGGCAGATTCAACACTCCTAAATCAAGTAGGCTTTGCACCTGAAATTGCCCCGTACGGAACAGGCGTTCTTGGGGCTGCGGCCGCAGCAGTTAAAACCCCATACCAAAGCTACGCTGACTGGGCCAAGTCACAGGGGCTTACGGGCGATCAGGTCGCTGCGTTTACCGATTTGCAGAAACAGGCTTTTGGGCAGGCGGGTAATTTAACCCAAGACCCCTACGCATTAGCATCGGCACAAGGGCTGCAGAGTTTGTCAGGCCAGCAGTTTGGTCAGCAACAAGCCGACCAGTATATGAGTCCGTATATCCAAAACGTGATTCAGAACCAGCAACGCGATGCCGCAAGGATGTCTGCCATCCAAGGTACGCAACAACAAGCCCAAGCTACACAGGCAGGCGCTTTCGGTGGCGCACGGGATGCCATCATGCGGGCTGAACGTGAACGTAACTTAGGTATACAGCAGGGCGACATCCAAGCAGCGGGCTTACAGAACGCTTACACCAATGCCCAGAACCAGTTCAATGCAGACACCAGCCGGGGCTTGCAAGGCTTCTCAGCGCTTGGCTCTCAAGGCCAAAACCTGTACGGCCAGACCACAGGCAACATGAACTTGCAAAACGCCTTGGGCACTCAACAGCAACAACAGGTTCAGAACATGCTCAATGTAGGCCAACAAAACTATACGGCCGAGCAGAACTACCCCTACAAGCAGATCGGGTTTATGTCCGACATTGTGCGCGGTGCGCCCATGTCCAATCTGGGTTCAGAGCTTTACAAAGCGCAGCCTTCGACATTTAACCAAGTGGCTGGTTTGGGCACGTCCCTGTTTGGCGCTGCTATGAAAGCCAAGGGCGGCTCCATCAAGTCTAAGAAACCCGCTGGACTCGCAGCGCTCCTCATTCACGGAATGAAGTAAGGAAACACATGTCAGTCGCTACACCCAATATGGACCAGATGGTCGCTCGGCTTACCCAGTTAAGCCCCCAGATGCTGCAACAATACGCGGCACAGCACCAGAACGACACGATGGCCTTACTTGCTGCTAAAGCAGCTAGCGACGCGCAGAAGAAAATTATGTCTGCGGGTAAACCCCAACAGATGGGTATTCCCCCTAAAGTAAACGAGCAGGTCGTGGAGTCTATTGCACAACCACAGGCTCCACAACCACAAATGCAGAGTATGCAGGCTCCACAAGCAGCGCCACAGGATCAGGGTTTACCCGAAGGTTCAGGCATTGCGCAGCTTCCCGCCCCGAATATGCAGGGCATGGCAGGCGGCGGCATCGTAGCTTTTTCAACGGGGAATTTGGTGCGTGGGCAAGAAGAGTCTTTTGAAGATTTTCGACGTAGACTATTTGACGCAGAGTTGCAAGCGCAACGCGACGCTAACGCAGCAAGCGACCAAGAACGAGAAGCGGAACGTCAGCGGTATCTTGCCGCCCAAGGCGAAAACAATCGAGTGCCGCCAAGTCCGTTTTTTAATCGCGCACCGCTTCCAGCACTAAAAAAGAGTGCAGTAGCCCTAGCGCCTATTGCCGCTTTGAATACTGCAACAATGCCTACGGACGCTACACGGCGCGGTGACATTCGTGTTCCCGCAGATGGGGCTTTAAAAACAGTAAGCGCACCTTATTCCCAACGAGAAGGTGTTGGCGGTGCGGCTCCCGCAGGGCCCCGTGCTTCCAAAGACGAAGATTACGCTTCAATGTACAACAGAATATATGATGCACAAGGTGAAGTAACAGACCCGTACAAAGCAGAACGTGATGAAACAACAAAGTCCCGTCAAAATATGGCTAGGGCAAAACTTGCTGACGCTGAAACAAGCAAAGAAGGTCTGGCTGCACTACTTGGCGGTCGGGAGTCTCGCATCAAAGGGCGTGAAGAACGTGCCGAAAAGTCTGAGAACCTGAACACCAAGATGGCGGTAATCAACGCTGGTTTGGCAATGATGCAGTCCACAGGCAAGGGCTTGTCAGGTATCGCCGAAGGTGCTACCAAAGGCATGGGCATGTACTCCGAAGGCTTGAAACTCACTGCGGCCGAGCGCCAAAAGATCGAAGACGCTAAGGATTCTTTCGACGAACTCCGGTTTAACTCTGAAAACATGAGCCGAAAAGACATTACTGCCGCTAAAAACGATATTTCTGAAGTTGCCAACCTAGCCCGAGAAAACGGCATTGCAGCGCTTATGAAACGCGAAGAAATTAAACGGGGTGTTGCTGAAAAACTATTTGACGCATCCGCTAGACAGGCGGAAGGCAAGGCTAATCGAGCCGCCCAGATACAAGCAGCGGGAATAAGCGCTGCAGGGGCTACTTCAGGCAAGATACGTATGCTTGAACAGTTGGGGGCTGCTGACCCAAGTAGTCCGTTGTACAAAGGTTATTTAATGTCCGTGCAAGAAGGACAAGAGCCAAAAATGTACGCGGACTACATGAAAATGGCTACTGACGACATTCAAGGACCGGCCTTCAAGAAGTTGTACCCCACTTTTGAGGTATACAAAGCAGGTATGTCGCCCAGCGGCGGCGGTAATTTTGTGAAACCCAAAGCAGGGGCTACTATCCTTCCACCCTAAAATAACGCATAATCGTAAGTGTGCGTTACAAGGGCCTCGCACAGCCCATAACACTGCTAAGAGACTATGGCTAATTACATCCAACTACCCAACGGCGCATACTATCCCGCACGGGAGGGTGAGGATTACGCCACTACTGTCCGAGCAGCCTACGCAAAATACCCCGAAGCCTTTGGGGAAGAAAAAGCCCCCGAAGATCAACCCAAGTCCGGTTTCATGCCTTCTATCAAGGGGGCAATTTCTGATTTAGCAAGTTCTGGCGCAGCCCTAGCTGGGCGCACTGGCATCATGGGACTTCCCGAAGCAGAGAAGTTCATTGCTGGGCAAGAAGCTTACAAAAAGAAAACGTACGCGCCAACTACAAAAAGTTTTACAGAAGACCCACTGGCTAATATCGCTGAATTGGCAGGCGGTTCTTTACCATACGTGGTGGCCCCGTTAGTTGCAGGTGCTGCAATTGGCTCTGCTCCCGTAGCAACGGCATTAGGTTTAGGTGCCGCAGGCGCAACGGCATTAGGTTTAGGTGCCGCAGGTTTGACTTCTGCAGGGCAGTTCACTGGCTCAAACTTGTCTCGTCAGATGGCACCGGGCGAAGGCATGGCAAAAAAGAGCCTTGGCGAAACCGACCTCACCAATGCCGCGCTAGCGTCCATCCCTATGGCTGCGCTAGATGTCTTCAGTTTGAAGATGATCCCCGGAATTGGCAAAATGTTCGAGCGCGTGGGCGTTGACCTGTCCGCTAAAGCAGCGCAGGACTTGGCTAAGGAAGGTATTAAGAAAACTGCGACCGACTACTTCTTTGCTACCGGTAAAACAATGGGTAGAGAAGGTCTGACCGAAGCAGGTCAACAAGTGTTTGAGCGCATGCAGGCTGGTTTGAACCTCACTGACCCTGCTGCCCGTGCAGAGTATTTTGACAACTTCCTTGGCGGTGCTGTCCTTGGCGGCATCTTGGCTCCCGCTGGCCGCTATGTTGAACGTGGGCAAGAACAAGGCCGCTTCGACCAAAACCAACGCGAAGCACAGAAGCAGCGCAGCCTCGAAGAGTCCCAAGCCAAAGCCGAAGCTGAAGCAAAGCTGGAAGCCGAGCGCCAAACCCCTGAGTACGCACTTAACGCACAGCAGGTGTATCAAGCTGCGGAAAAGAAACAAGCAGATTTGCAGGCTTCGATCCACAAAGGCGCTAAGAACCAAAAGCTAACTGAAGAGCAGCGACAGGAAAATAAGGAAATTGGACTACAGTTAAAAGAACATGCTGCGGTGCTATCGGATGCTGCCAAAGAGTATCGCCGTTCCAAGCAGTTTTTACCTGTGGCTGCGCCCCCTGCGCCAGCAGCAATCACCGATACAACTGCGCTGCAGAACCAGATGGCGCTTATACCGGGAGCGGAAGCCCCCGTACCAACTACTCCGGAGCTAGACTTAACAGGCCAGCCGCTAGCACGCGTGGCTTCCGAAGCTGATGCGGTTGAGCCCACAGATTTCCGGCAACAAGTGCGCCAGTTGCAACAACTTGTTGAGCAATACAACACGCAAGCGCAAACCGCTACACCCGCCGAAATAATTAGCCTGCTCCCCAAGTACGAGGTAGCGCAGGCCGCACTGATAGAAGCTCAGAAAAATGTAGGCAAGTCTGTAGAAGACCAGCTTGCGGTGGCAACTAAAAAAATGGAAGCCGCAAAGATACTGGGTGATTTACCCGCAGCAGCCAAACACGCCCAAAAGGTCATCGACCTGCAAGCCCAAATTGCACCTCAATCGCAGCAAGGTATCGACATGCCTGCCCAAGAGCGCGGCTACTACGGCACTTCTGAAACCAGCCCCCAGTTTGGTGGCCGTCTATCGCGGGAAGAATCCGGTGCGTATGTAGATCGTCGTACCCAAGAGCGTGTGCAAGAACGCGGCGAAGCAGCGCAGCAAAAAGAAGTAGCCTCGTTAGGGCGTATGGGCGAAAAACGCAGCCCCGGCTCCCCCGAGATTAACGAACAACTAGGTTTGTTTGGTGCAAACGACCAAGAAGCCGGTCCTACCACACCTAGTTCTGCTCCACTTGGGCAGATGCAACAGATTCTCACAGGGGAAGATGTAACTGCCACAGCGCCAGACGAAGGTAAACGCCCAGTACAGCGTGGTGGTGAAGCTCCGTTTAAGTTGTACCCTCGCCGTGAAGGTACGGAAGAACCCCTTACTGCCGAAGAACTGCGCCAGCGTATTGACCGCTTGCAACTCCGCGATGATCTGTCGGACGACGCGTACGCGTTCCTGACCCGGGTGAGCAACCGTGTTCCTGAGACAGACAAGGACGGGATTCTTACGCTTATCGACGAGCAGCTTGCCCGAATCGAACGTAACGAAGAAGGCTTTGTTCCAGAAGGCGCAGGCAAAGAAACTCTATACGACGCGTTCCCTGTACAGACACCAGCAACAAGCACGGTAACGCCTACGCTTGCCAGCGGAAAAGACTTTGGAACCCGTACAAGCACAGACGCTAAAGACTTAGCCAGAGCCCGCGCAAAGCGATACAAAGAAGTTATTGACAAACAACTAGCCGACTTAGAAGCGAAAAAAATAACTGCGTTAAAACCCGCACAGGCTGCATACCAAGCCCGTTTGATAACTCAAGAAGACATTGAAGGCCCATTCCAAGGCCGTCCAGATGAATTTAAAGCCCCATCCGGCGAAGTGAAGGTCCAAAAACGGGTGGACGACCTTGCAAAAGTGCGTAAAACCGGCGGTCCAAGGGAGCAGGCGGCTACCCTGCGTGGCCCAAGCGCTACTGCAATTGAGATGGGGATGTACCCTGATGCACTCGAGCAGTACCTGCGCGTTCGTGAGGACTTGGATGCCGCAGAGCAAGCAGGCCAGATGGACTTGTTTGGCGAAAAAGAACTCGCGGCTACAGCCCTAACCCGCGCTACCCCTGCAATGTTCCAACGCTACCTCAACAGCGCTGCTGTTAAAGAAATGCGTTCCCGCGAGAAAGAAGCCACCCAACAAGTAGCTGCGCTGCCTGAGATCAGGAAAGTAGGCCAGTCCATTACGGAATTGGAGCAAGAACTTAGCTCCCTTAAAAACTTGTGGGAAACAAAAGCCACCGCAAAAAGTATTTTGGCAGGCAACAACAAGGCAAAAAAAGCTATTGCTGCTTACGGGCGTTTGCAAGACGACCCTATGTTCTCGTCCATACTGAGCTTGTCAGCGTCCTCAAAATCCGAAGAGCATGCACAACTGCAGGAAAGCATCACGGTCTACAGCAAGGCGCTGGACGACATTCGGGAACAGATAGCTACTACCGAGAAGCTAATCGGCAAGGCCCCTAAGAAAGACAACCGGGTAAAGCTCGACATTTTGAGCCAGCAGCAGACGAAGTTGCAGAACACACTGAACAAGCTCGACAGCTTGAAGAATAATGCCGAAGCAGCGCAAGCTGCCAAAGATCACATTGACTCCATGATGGCAGTTATGGCTGCTCGGGATACGCTAACTAAGTTGGGTGCTGCGGCACCCACTGAACGGGATGTCATTCAAGCGCAGAGCGATCTTTCTGTTGCAATTAACGACAAGCGCCGTGCAGAAACTGCCAGCAAAGCGCAGGATGAACTGCGTGATACCACCGACCGTAGCTACGCCACAAAGCAAAAAGCCGAAGAGATGTCTGCGGCTCGGACACGTAACTGGAATTGGTTGCATGCAGGGGACGTTCGTCGTTACCGGGCGCTTACTGATGAAGAACGTGCTGCATTTACGTCCGTTACCGCTGATGAAGTCCAGACCGAGTTAGCTTACGAGCAGCAACTGAACGGACTTAAAGTTCCCCAATTGAAGATGGAAATTGGGAAGATGGACAAAGAACGCGCTGCGTTGCTTAAAAAGATTGACATCGCAAAAGCCAAGTCCGAGAGCTACCTTGCGCAAGCAATGGCAGAAGAAGCGGCGGGTATGAACGTCGCCCAAGTGCGGGCAGAAGAATCTCGCTTGGAAATGATGGCTAACCAAATCCGTGGAATGCACGGTGCAGGTGGCGGCGGTAGCGCAGTGCGTGAAAAAGTGGCGGAATTCCGTGCGCTTAAACAAAAACTGGACGCGTTCTACGAGTCCCGCAAGCCCGGTAAAAAAGCCAGCCTTACCATGTACGGTCCAAAAGGCAGCATTTTTACGAAGCCCGCGTTCAAAGGTGTTGAAGGTTTCTTAAAACAACAAGCAGATTTGTCAACCCGCATAGACGCTGCTGAAATTAGACTAAACGAGTTAGCGGCCCGCGCTACTCCTATCATGCAGCGCCAAGGCAAAGACGCAATCCGTGAAATCAAACCAGCTACCGCTGAGGAACAAGACTTAATTGGGATGGCTGAGGATGCTGCGGATGAGCGCAGGGCAAGCGAGGTCAAAGTCACCGCGTTAGTTGCTGCAATGAAGAAGCAAAAAGCCAAAGGCGACAAGCCCGGTATGGCTGAAACTGCCAAAGAACTGGCTGCTGCACGTGCAAAACTAGCTTTAGACAGTAAAAAACTTACGCGTCGGATGGGGTCTGTTACCACCGAGCAGTCTGCGGAACCAAGTAAACTTCGTTCAGGAAGCGAAGAAAGCAAGAAGACTGCAGGTGTTACAAGGACCAAGTTGTCCGAAGCGCCTATAGAAAAAATACCTACAGCAAAACAGGCTGTAAAGGTTGGTAACCAGCTAGCCGCCGAGAAGATTGCTGCAGGCAAAAAGCTGACCAAAAAAGAAGTTAAGTCAATGGACTTGGCTCAGAAAACTGCGCTGCAAGCAGCCGCTTTCGATAGATTATCTACGCTGAACTCCCAAGTTTCAGGCATGAAACAGACCATAGCTAATCTGCAACAGGCCCGAACGGATTACGCGGCGGGTCGCCGTAAATCATTTAATTTAGATGTGCTTACTAATGCAAAAGCACGCCTTGCCGCGCTGGAAAAAGAAACTACCAAGGCGCGTGAACAAGCTGGCGTTTTAGAAGATGTGGGCGAGATGACTGCTGCCGAGCGCAACGAAGACGCTATCTCCGACATGCCTCTTGGTCAAGACTTAGGTGAAGAAGGCGCTTTGTACCGCACCAAGACCAGTGAAGGCGCTGGTATGAAGGAGCAGGAAGTGGCGCGTCTGGCTGATCGCATCACAGCGAACTGGACAACTATTCCCGAAATTGTGGTTGTGGCTACAGAAAAAGGTTTGCCTCTCCACATCCAAGAGCAAGCCAAACGCGACAACATGACTGGGAAAATCCCCGGTCTGTACGATACCGAGACCAAGAAGGTCTACTTGGTAGCTGAGAACCTGCACACAGGCGAAGACGTGGCGCTCACTGTGGCGCACGAGATTGCAGGCCACTTTGGTTTGCGTGAGATGCTTGGCGGCGAATACGCTATCGAAATGAATCGTATATACAGTGGCAATGCTGCTGTAAGCAAGGCGGCTGACGCTAAGATGGCTGCTAATGCACGGCTGTCTAAAGAAACTGCTGTCGAAGAAGTGCTGGCGGATATTGCTGAGACGGGCCCAACCGCCGAACAAGAGTCAGCTTTGCGTCGTATATACAACATCTTTAAACGGATGTTTGCCCGCGTCACCGGCGCTAAGTACTTGTCCGATGAGGAAGTGCGCCAAGTAGTTGTGAACGCACGGCACTATGTTCAGACAGGTGAAGGCGGTCGCGGCGGTGAAGTTGCTGTAGAAAAAGCCGTATTCCGCGCCGCAGACTACAAGTCTGACGATGCCCTGTCCAAACTGGCGCAAGTTGCGGTAGCCCAACCAAAAACACTGCGCGAAAAGCTAGGTTCCAACATTGCGCTTGAAGCTGAGATGGCTACTGCAAACATGCGGGCTGGTGTTGTTACAGCGCTCGAATACGCTGTGGAAGACCCGCGTACTATGGGCAGCACCAAGCTGTTCCGTCAGGCCATCTTTAGCATTACCGCTGCAGACCAGCACATGCCCGTCACCCAGATGGCACTGTCGTCCGGCCCCCCTAAGATGTTCAAAGACGACAAGGGCTACTACGAAGTCCGTAGCTCTATGGAGAACAGCGCGGTTGACGTGTTTGATTCTGTGCAAGACATCCCTGACAGCTACGGTAACGCCGAAGCCAAGATGGGTATGGCCTCTATGTACATGATCGCCCAACGCGCTATGAACAAAGGTTTGGCTAAGCTGGACACTGGTGCTATGGGCGTTACCGAGCAGGAACTTCAAGACGTTATGCGCTCTGTGGATGCTGACCCCAAGCTCAAGGCAGCGCTGGAAAAGACCCGCAAACTGTACAACGCGTACAACAAGGGGATGATCGAGTGGCTTTCTTCACCGCAGGTTGCTGCTATTTCCCGTGATGACGCAAAGGCGTTCTTGAAAGATGAGGACTACGTTCCTTACTACCGCGTCTTGCCTAACGGCAATGCGGAGCTTGTTTTCGGTGGTGAGAAAACCATAACCATCGGGGACATCAAACACCAGCCATACCTTGCCGAGTTAAAGGGAGGCGACGCTAAGATCATGCCGTTGAACCAGTCCATCATGCGTAACACCATGCTGCTGGTTACAAAAGGTATGACCAACATGGCGCAGAAAAACATAGCCTACGCTATGCAAGCTGCAGGGGAAGGCCAAGGGCAAGACAAAAAGAACCTTATGCCCGTGCATAAGGGACAAGGCGTTGCTGACCCAAGCATCATTCGTTGGACTCAGGAACCTGACCCAAGCGACCCTAAAGATAAGGGCGACCGTTGGTTACGTATACAGACAAACGACACCATGTTCGGTGGTATTCCCGCTGAACTCATCATCAAGAGCTTGGAAGGCGCACACCTTACGCTGCCTGCGTTCCTGAAACTAGGCGGTATGGCAGGTGACTTGCTTCGTGCGGGCGTTACCCGTACACCAATCTACTTAGCCCGCCAGTTAATCCGTGACCCGTTTGCAGCTACGGCTACAGCAGGTTTGGACTACGGCCCCTTTACAGCTATTTTCAGAGCTAACAAAGAGTTCTTAAAAATGACTAGGGGACAGAGCGAAACTGGCGCTAAGCTAATTGAAAAAGGTTTGGTGCAGAGCGGTATATTTGACGGTAGCCCAGCGGACATAGATAAGATGGCGCTCCAGTTGGCTGGGGGCAAGAGCCTTAGCGTACTAGGAAAACTGTTCAAAGGCGCAGACAATCTAGCCATCAAAGCTGACGCGGCTACCCGCACACTTATATACGACAACGCTATTAAGAACGGCCTGTCCGAAGCAGAAGCAAGCTACGCTGTCCGGGAGTCAATGAACTTCTACAAGCGCGGTCTGTCGCCTACCGTGCAGTACGCCAGCCGGATGATACCATTCTTCAACGCACAGATTCAAGGTCTGAGCGTGTTGTTCAAAGCAGCGCGTGGCAATATGCCGTTCGACGAGCAGTTGAAGATCAGAAAGAAATTCATTAACAACGCCATGATGCTGACTGGGTTTGGCATTGCCTACGCAATGGCTATGGACGATGATGAGTACTACAAGAACGCCAAGCCCAGAGATCGGTACAGCAACTTCTTCATACCTTTGCCGGGTGTGGACGAGCCTATCAAGATACCTATTCCCTACGAGTTTGGTTGGTTCTTCTCCGCTGGCGTTGCTGCCGCTGACGCAATTAAGGGTGAGGTAAACACACCGCAGCAACTTCGTGCGTTGAAAGACATGTTCGTGGGTGCTATCCCCGGGGCCAGTAACAACCTTTACCCGCAAATTGTTAAGCCTATAGCCGAGGTGTATGCCAACAAGAGTTTTTTTTCCGGTAACCCAATACTGTCCACGCGTTTGGAAAAGCTGGACTCCGAGGCACAGTACAACGCTAACACTACTGAGTTGGCTAAGTGGTTTGGGCGTATGGTTCCCGGACTGTCCCCAGTTCAGCTTGAGCATATTGTGTCCGGGTACTTGGGTCAGATACCGCTTATGGTTGCCGCTTCTGCCGACAGTCTGTTCGCCAAGGACAGCAGCATCGAAGAGCCAACCCGTAAGTTATCTGAGATGCCATTGATCGGCAGTTCCTTCCAACGCAAGTACGGTGGTGAAGATGCGGACGTTGTGTACAAGCTGGCAGACGAGGCGTTGCGTGCTAAACGTACTTTTGACGACTACCGCAGTAAAGGAAAAATTGAAGATGCTAAGGAGTACTTGCAAGACCACCGCGCAGAAATACGGGTGGCTCCTATGGCGTTGCAGTACCAGAAGGTCATGGGGCAGATACGCAAACAAGAAGATATTATTCGGGGGTCTAGCCTAGATGGGGATGCCAAGGCAAAACGTATCGAAGAACTGAACAAGCAGCGCCAGCTACAGTCTGAACGCTACATGAAGGCTATACAACGCGCCGAGGCAACCTGAAAAAGTAAACGCCCGTAAACCCTTCTTGGATGCCTTCCTTTGCTTGGGCATCGAACACACGAAGGAACACGGCGCGTTTCAAGCCTTCTTCACGCGTAGCTGCGGTATCGAGGCAGGGGACGAAAAACCCCTGCCCCTTCTTTACCTTTTCCCACGGGTAGTTAATCTTCAGCGTCATCTTCGATTAAGGGTCGCGTGATCTTGATTGCCGATACCCGCATGGCGGGGCCTGTTGTTTTGCCCATCAAGTCCTTACGCGCTATATACGACACCCTCATCTGCGGGTGAGCTTCCAACTGCTTCTTAAAGTCCGTGTAACCGAAACTCATGGAGGAGCAGAAGGTGCGCAGTACACGCTCCTCAATATACAAATCAGAGCAATTAACCGTGACCCCGTTCTCTACACGCCCCTGTACGGCCGTTCGGGTTGTGTTTTTATCTATCACCGCCCCGTCTCCCATAGCAGAAAGCACACCTCCGGTATCACCGTAGTTGACGATGACGAAGCTGCCGTAGTTGTCGCGGATAAAGGCGTTGAGGATGTCTTCGGCATCCCGCTTGTTGCCGTGCATAGCCTTACGCATGACCTCGATACGCCTGCCGAACGCTGCGATGATCTCCTTCATAGGGAAGTTGGCAATCCCTGCGTTGTTGTCGCTCATCAGGATACCAGCCGCAATCGCAGTACCTACACCCGCCATCCAAAACCGCTCGTCATTGGTAGCTTCGTACTCGGTGTACATCTGGCGAACCACCTCGGGAACTAAAGACACTAAGCGCTCATAGTTGTCCACCATGTGCTGCACCAGCATCTCGCCAGCCACGCCGTAGTTGTGCGCCAAGGACTTGATAACCTCGATCTCGGCAGGAGTCCAAGTAAGCACCTTGTCCATATCGAACTCGATTACCCGGCGAATCTCACCTTCCGAAGCATGCTTGCGTGTGCCAAGCAGCGTGTCGATCACGTAGGTATTGGACGACATGATGGCGTTGGACATCCAAGTGGAGTTGTTCAGGCGCTCTTTGTTGGAGCCAGACTCCATACGCTCCTTGCCGCGACCCTCGGTCATATCCAGTAGGAACTCGGAGAACCACTCAGGAGCCGCACGGTTCTTGCTGGTGATCTCGTCTGTAATCAAAGGCATGCTATTGAGCAAACCCAAACGCTGCTGCATGGCTACTGGTGAAGTGCTTTTACCCGTACGGTAGTGGACTGGATGTCCCCATATGGATGCCGCACCTTCCAATGCCAAGGACTTACCCGTGCCTGAGTACGTTGACGCACAGTGGAAAGTCATGCCGTAGATGCCAGTGAACTTCATCAGCGGAGCGCCAGCGCCCACCAAGACGATCGCCAGTTGATCCCACAGCTTATGCTTGATAAGCATATCAATCACATTGCGCCAACCCTGTATGCTGCCCGTGGGCTGCGTGTTGTTGACAATGTTTTCTAATCCCGCCATAGGTACGGTTACAGGCATTGCGTTGGGGGAATAGATTTTCCCTGCGTACACAAAGGTGTTGTCCTTCTGCCAGCCGCAGCTATCGGGTACTCGTGTTGGTGCTTTTTCTGTTGACATTTTTTCTACACTCGCTCTCACATAAGAAAATAGGTTTTGGTCATTCCCCGCACCAAACGCTGCAATCACGTTTTGGTTAGCGAGGCTCTTCATGGTGTCGTCTTTACTGACGACTGCTTTCTGGGCTACGGTTACTGTCTGCGCTCCCTCGGGGCGAAGCGCCAGCATATGAATCACATGCTCACCATTGCTTACAAGGATGTCCACAGGGAACAAGTCGTAAGACAGCAGCAAGACCTGACGCTTATCTACCGTGCCGTCCGGCCCTTCGGATTCTTTCTCTGCAAAAATCCCGCCGTGTTTACCGTAGGCGTAACCTTTGGGTGCCTCTGGGCGCAAGACGTTGCGCACCTTTTCAGCAACTCCGGGGGCTATCACCTCGATCTGCTTCTCCTCAGTCACCAGCGCTACTTCACGGCCTAGCATCAAGGGGTTTGTAATCTTCCCCCAATGTGGGCAGCTAGTGCAGATGCCGGGATTTTCTGAGTCAAATTTCGTGCATGGATATGGCCCCTTGATCTCAGCCAATTTCGTACGCATCCTGTCTTCATCGTAGGGGTGCAGGCTACTGAGCCACAACGATGCCTTCTCGCCGTCAACACACTTCTGAGAAATGCTAAGCATGCCGCGCCACAGCGGTTCCATACCGTCATCACCTGCGTGAGTAGCGTAGAACTCCAACTGTCCGCAACCCTTACCCGCCTTAGTCGCTTTGAATATGTTGCTGAACTTCGTTACGCTGTTTGGGAACAACTGCACCGTTGAAGTTGTAACTGCCTGCGCAGGTCTTTGTCCGGGTAGTGCCAGCGCCATGCTCGGCTTCGCTTGCACCTTCAACTCGAACGCTGTACCGATCAACTGGGATTCCAACAAGTCGCGTATGTCGTCAAGCGAAAAGTAATCGCCCTCGTTCATAAAGCGCACATTGGTTTCGCCGCGCACTTGCTTCTTGGCTTTGAACCCCGTGTTAATTGTTGCTGGCACACGCAACACACGAGAAGCGTCACCCGTCACCGTTGGGTCGATGCCTAGCTTCTTAAACAAGCACAGGCGTTTAAACGACTCGGCCACAGGCTTCCACTCGTCGATGCTCACAGCTTCCTTCAAAGGCCAGTAGGCATGTACGCCACCGCCGGATGCAATAAGCCACGGAGCACCTAGCGCATCCAAGCCAACCTCGGCAGAGAAGTCCATGATGGCATGCGCCGCAGCTTTCGCTGACGGATATGCCTTGGTAGTAATCACGCCTTCAGCGTTAGGGATGTCCTTCGGGTGGTTGCAGTCAACGTCAATAGCGATGCACTTGACCATGCGGCTGTTGGCAGCTACGCGGCTGTCGTCATCTCCAAACGTACCCAACGCAAAGTAAATGTCCAGCTTTGCTTTGTTCCATCGGTTTATCGGGGCACGTACATCTTCCAGATCGGTAACATAGATATGCTCTTTCTTCTTAGTCAGTTCCGCCACGCAATACCGCCCGTTACCGGGAGGTGGCAGGACCGCCGCCATAAATTCAAGCGGGTCCATAGGATTCCTTGGGATGGGATTATTTTTTGTCTACGACTGCTGCGAAGCGGGCGACTATTTCTTCTACCCATGCGTGGGGTATCTGCGATGTAGCGTACAGCGTTACATAGTGCACTAGCTCTTTGTCGGTAAGTGTGCGTGGGCTCAAGGTTTCAAGTTGTATTCTTTGCATATTTTTCTCCAAGCCTCATCTGCTGTTTTCGATGTGGACATTATTTGTAATAAGAACTCGGCACGATTTTGGTAAGCGACAAAAATATCTTTACCCTCAAACCAGTTGTAGACGGTTTGACGTGTTACCCCGAGCGCGTAGGCAATCTTCGTCACCGGAAAATCTAAGTGGATAGCCCAACGTGCAAGCTGGTTCCCCGTAGTCTTCGGTGCCTTAGCTACCAAGTCAATGATTTTCTGTGAATAGGCCATAGTGTTAAGGCGCTGGGACACGCAGAGCAGGAAACGCAGTCATAGGTGTGTGGGTGCCTTTCTGACGAGGAGGAAAAGTTAAAAACCCCCCCGACCTATGCAATGCGACCGCTGCCTGCGGCCCAGCGGAACTTATTTACTCGTCGTCCCAGTCAGCCACGATGTTGGCTAAGCTGCTCTTACCTGCTGGCACTGCTGTTGCCTTGGGTGCTGCTTTGCGAACTTCGGGTTCGGGTGCTGTGTCTTCGGCTTCGTCGTCGTCTTCCACCACCGCAGGTGCTGGCTTAGCTTTCGCTCGGGTCTTTGGTGCGGGTGCTGGTGCAGGGGCTTCGTCTTCCTCTTCCACCACTGCAGGCCGCTTGCCTTCGAGCTTCAAAGGTGCGGCTTTTGCGCCATCGGTTGCCGAGGCTGTCATCACAACAGCCTTCATAGCGTCAGCGGACTGCGCTTGCTCTTTCACAATCTCGTACTCGTCATCTGTCAACCAACGGGTAGGAGCGAAGTGCAGCTTGGGGGACTCCGACTTGGTGTCGAACTTCATGCGGGTCACGATCTGCTCGGGGTTGATAGGAGGGTTCTGCGCTGCAAGGTAGCGTGCGAACGCTTGCAATGGGCGCTTGTCGCCTTCTTCTTTACCAAACACCGATGTCGCTGGCAACACCATCTGCATCACTGAACCGCTCGGGTCGTTTTCCAACACCACGGCCAGACGCTGCTGGTAGCGGCAAGCACGGCTGTTACCTGTACCTGAACCCGCTTGGTTCTGTGGGCAAGCCATGCAGGTTATGGACTGCTTTGCCTTGGAGCTTGCGTCAGGCTTCTCGCCATCGTTAGACCAGCAGTCAGGTGCAGCACCAGCGGCATCCTTGTCATACGCAGCAGCGTAGAACTGACGGCCTACCTTAGCGGCGGCTTTAATGATGATGACATCCAAGTGGCGGTCTTCGATGGATGTGACTTCCTTGCCATCTGACATCAAGCGGAACACGCCGCCTTTAATCGAGATGCGCTTGCCTGCGGATGCACCACCGCCACCTGTTAGGGCACGGGCTGTATCGGACAACTCGTTGTTACGAGCGAAAGCTGGTACTTGCGATGCGTTAAATGCTACTACATTACTCATGGTAATCTCCTTACTTGCTGGTTGGTTTAGTTACTCGGATTTCAAAATCCGAAAAAGCGTTTAGTCCGGGAGGGACTAGGCCGGGGTTCTCTTCAAGGAAGGTAATCATGTTGGTCTGCGCAATGCGCTTCTCAAGCAAATCAACCACCTCATGCTCAATTATGAATTTCTTGAACGAGTCCCAGTCTTGTGTCGAATACCGTGTCTTGTTAATCATGGACACGGTTCCAAACTCGGTTTGAACAGACTTAACGCCAAGCGCTTTCATCTGATCTTTCATAGCAAACTTTAGCGTGTCTTGCTTCTCTTTCAACAACTCGACCTTGGTGTCATAGTCCTTGGTCAGTGTATCAATTTCCGTCTTGATCTTGCGATAAATACGGGCTAACTTATCCATCGGTACGATGTTTTCTTCCATTTTGCTTTCTCCTTATTATGTCTAGCGTTTGACAAGTGTACATGAGTTTTTGGCTTTGCAATATCCTTTCTTAAAAATTTATTTCGTTCTCAAACATACGCGTAAGCAAAGAGTTATCCACAACCTTAGAACCTAAAGCTGTGAACATCTTCTTCTCTATCGGGCTACCTTCTATGTGGATAACTGTTACCTTATCCGCGTTCTGACCCTTGCGATCGGCACGGGCTATGCACTGTATGTACTGCTCAACAGACATCAACGGCCCATAAAAAATAACTGTGTCAGCGGCTGTTAGGGTAATCCCGTGTGCCGATGCTTGGGGCTGCATAACCAGCACCTTTGGGTCTTTCTCATTTTGAAATCGGCGGATTGTGTCCGCACGTTTGTTGGGTGTCACGCCGCCGTGTATACACTCTGTGTTAATGCCCTTCTTTAGCAGGTGATGGTAGATGCTGTCGATGCTGCTGCGAAACAATGCAAAGATCAAAACCTTGCGATCTGTCTCGCCCAGAATCTCTTCGAGCACCGCCAGCCTTGGTCCAGCGTCAAACTCCACCACGTCCTTGTCATCTGTATATACAGCGCCGCATGAAATCTGTAGCAGCTTGGATACCACGGTGGCTGCGTTGACTGCGGTGATCGCCTCGCCTGCCGCTTGTATAGCCATGCGCTCTTTCAGTATGTTGTAGTACTTCGTTTGCTGCGGGGTCAAAGGTACTATGCGGGTCATGGTCAGCACAGGGGGTAAGTCCAAGCACTGCGCCTTGGTAAACCGAATGGCTGGCTGCAACGCCTCGTGTACTAGCTGCGGGGCTTGGGGCTTGGGCCCCCACTTGAACATCGTGATCTTGTTCATCACCATATCTCGCCAAGCGGTAAAGAACTTGGGGATGCCGTTGGGGTTAACCAGCTTCGCCAAGCCATACGCATCTACAGGGGACTGCGATGCAGGTGTGCCCGTCATCATCCACAGGTGTGTGTTTGGTTTGATGATGCTGTTGAGCGCCTTCCAACGCCGTGTTGTCGGTGTCTTGTATGCGTTCGCTTCGTCAACGATAACCAAATCAAAGCGACCGTCGTTGTTGATCTCGTTGGCAATCAGGTTAAGCCCGTCGTAGTTGGTGATAACGAACTCGTAGTCCTGCTGCACCATCTCGATACGGCGTGATGCTTGTGTGTGATGCGCCACGATAGCGGAGCGGTGGATGATGCTGTTACTAAGGTCGCCCAACCAAGCGCTCTGCATGATTGACAGCGGGCACAGTATCAACACACGGCGGATTTTGCCGATGCTCATAAGGTAGTCTGCTGCCCACAAAGCGCTCAGCGTCTTGCCGGTTCCCGGCTCGCTGAACACGAACGCCTTGCGGTTGAACGTCAAGAACTCTGACGTATCGCGCTGGTGTGACATAGGCTTGTACTTGCCCGGCCACTTGTAACGGTAGCTAATGGGCGAAGGTACATCTTTGACACCTAAGTTTCGTAGTACCTTAACCTCTTCCATACCGAAGTAAACCAATATCTCATACGTCCCATTGCTCTCCGACAGGACTTTATGTTTAGGTATTAGGTTGTACTTGGTAGGGTTTCTGGTTTTGAATAAAAGTGCTTTGTTGTCGATTACTTGCATTTGCTTCTCATGTTTTTATTTGATGCTGTGGTCGCTTTTTCTAGCGTACGACCTGTTAGCTGTTGCGGACTTGACTTGCAAATTACTGCGTGTCGTTGCACCGCCTTTGCTTAACGCCTTCTTGTGGTCAACGTCTTTGCCGTCGCCTTTGTGTACTAGCCCTTCTTTCTCAAGCATCGAGCGGGCTTTGTTGCGGGCTGCACGTTTCTTTTTGACTGCTGGCTTTTGATCGTACGCTGGATAAGCTGCGCGATCGGCTGGGTTTTTGTAAGGCATGACCGTTCCTTTAGTGTTTAGGGTGATTGAGACAAGTAGTTACTGGGCACCAAGGGCACAGCGGTGATGGTTTTGGGTTCCACACACCTGTCTCATGCGCTTGTTCGATACGGGCAATACGCTGGCGGTATGACCACCACTCGGCATCGGCTTGGCTAACTACCATGCTGTGCTTGACCATATCATTTTTGACGACAAACAGCAATGCGGAGTTGACCTTACGGATGTGGGGAAAGTGTTTAAACACCATGATGGACATGAGCTTTAGCTGCTCCCTGTCAGGGTACTTGTTGTTCCCTGTCTTGTAGTCCACCACCCACGCTGTAAGGTTGTCGTCGTCGATGATAAGCAAGTCAGCAATGCCGCGTACCCACACCTCTGGACCAACCCACTTGCAGGGGACTAGATCGGTTGTAAGCGCCATCTGATGCTCAACAAGTTTGCGTCCGGGCTTTTTGATAAGCGCGTCGAGCGTTGGCTTAATGAACTCGAACTGCGCTGGCAAGTCCTTACCTTCGCCGATGTACTCCTCTGCAGACTTGTGTAGCTCTGTTCCGTACAGGGTAGCGACCGTCTCGGTGAACTTGTACTTCTTGAGTACCCGCACCTCTTGGTACTTCTTAGGGCAGCTTTCGTAATCCTTGAGCGCGGAGTGCGACCAGACAACTTTAGTCATGCCTATTTACCAATCGCAGCTTTAATTTACACCAGTGCAGAAACAGAGGCCACCAGCAATGGGACATGGCATCCATACGTTTATACGTATCTGTAAGCTCGTTCATCGTTTCCATGTGCATCAGGGCCAAGCGCTCGTACGCCACCTGTATTTTGTCTTTTTCCATTAAAACCTCGCGGAGTCAATGGCTTTCGATAGCCGGTTAGCGAACCCAGTAACAAACACTTCGTCACGGTTGAGGCTGTGTCGCCCCATGTCGTGCAGAATTGCGTGAACCAACTCGTGCCAAAACGAATCCCTAACCTCTGCGCCTGCAAGCATACGACCCGTGTGTGGGTGACGCGATGCAATCGCAATGTGTTGGCTGTCGTAGTGGACATTACCTATGATCTTCTTGTCGAGCATGGCTTCCACGATCTCGACTGAGTACATCTTCTTACCTACTCGCATGCGCCTTGGGAACTGCGCTTTTAGTTTTGTTGGCATAACTTCTCCTATTGGTTATGTGGTACTGCGTTAGCAGCATATGTGTTTCTGGTTTCGTACGTTACGTCGTGTGCGTCCCTAAAGAAACATGTGTCGCCATCGAAACGAACTGTCTTACCTCGGTACGTCCAAACAGACTTTTTAATCGCTGTTCCTTTTTCAACAAAGTCCGCACCTTCTTTGGTTATGTGCCACTGCCCATTTAAGCGGGTTCCGTCATCTCGGTATGACTGAGCAACTAAACCCCAGTAGCGCAGCTTTTGAAAGTTATCCCACTGGTTTCTTGTCAGACCAAGGTCTTTAATGTTAACGATGCCGTTGGCAATATGCAGTCGCCATAAACCTGTAGCCAGTGCTTTGCTAAAAGAGTGTTTGTACTCCACCATCTTTGCGTTGCAGTGCTCGCAGTGTTTATTATTTTTCATGTGCTTCTCCTATCCTTTTGCTAGTCCATATCTACGGTGCGCACCACCGTCAGCGGCTAGGGGAATCCCCGGCAAATACTTTGGCTCCATGACCATTTGCGCCAAGACCCAAGTCTTAGCGTAAGCAACCTGTTCGTCAGGTACAACTGCAATCTGCTCATCATGAACAGTTCCAGCCACAAAATATTTTTTAGATACCCGTAGCATACCATCAGTCATGACGATCCGTGCAACTGCTTGCGTAACATTGTTGGTTACTTTCCCTGCGTACAGCTTGGTAGCGTCGTCTCCGTACACCCAGTTGAACTTCTTTGTAAGGATGCCGTCAGCATCACGCTCGTACTGCTTGCGCAGGTTGGGATACTTCAGGCTCATGCCGTTTGGCAGCACGATCTCCTCCTTGCGGAAGGTGAGGCACTTGTAGGTGTACTCCTCGCCCTCGTACAGGGATGAGTTGATAAGCCCCGAACACATCTCCCAAAACGTCACCACAGGATGCGCTGTTGCACGGTAGATGTCGATGATCTTCTTGGCAGTAACGCAGTGGATGACCAACTCTTTCATGGTGCAGATGTGCGGTATCTCCAGCAGCTTCTTGACGTTATCTTCCCAGCCCAAGAACTTGTCGATGTACGCTTGCGTAACGCCTAGCTGCCGTCCGTCTGCCTTGGTATAGCGTAGCGGTGGTGCGCCAAGGAACCCGACCAATAGCTGCTGAGCGAACGATGCCCACCCAAGCCCATACCCTGCACCAAGCAGAGCCGACTTCGCTGACTGGCGATGCACTGGGTGGCTGTCCTTGGTCATGCCCGGGATGTTGAACATCTGCGCCCCGAACTGTGCGTAGGCATCCTGACCCGAACGGAAGATGCTCAGCAGGTCTTGGTAGTCCGCTAGCCACGCCAGCACACGCGGCTCGATCTGAGACAAGTCACCCACAACAAGCTGGTGTCCAACAGGAGCCATGATCGCCTTGCGTAGGAACGACCCGCGCTTTAGGTTCTGCATGTTAATGGCGCTCCCCTTGCTGGCCGTCCACCGCCCTGACAGTGCGCCGTAGTACGACAGCGGCACAGGTAGAGTACCTCGGCCTGCGATCTCAAGGAACCGTTGCGCTCGAGTGCGCTCGGTAGTTGACTTAACCTTGAGCCGTGCCTCGCATAGCGCAGCAGCATCCTCGTTGTCCCCGTTGAGCATGGCTTGGAACATAGCATCCGTCTTAGCAAAGGCAAAGTTCATACCAATAGGCTTAGGTGTCTTGGCTGTTGGTTTCTTTTTCTTCATAGGTGGTGTTATGCCTACGGCCTTCAACAACTCAGCGAACTGTCCGTTACTTGCCAGCGCAGCATCCGTCACACCAAGGCGTGTCAGCAACTCCTCACGCTTTTCCTTCTCTTCTTCCAGCGCATTGACTAGCATCAGCTTATCAAGCACCAAGCAAGGCTGCGTGTACATCTTCAAGGTCATGTCTATGAGCCGTAGTTCCGATGAAGGGTAGCCCGCAACGAGTCGTTGGAATATCTGCTCGCACAGGTATACGTCATGTTGACAGTAAACAGCAAGCTCAGTCTCCACGGCCGCTGATATTTCAGTAAGTCCGTCTGTCGTATATACGGCTGTCCCTTTGGGGGGAAGACCAAAATCGCTTGCGAGTCTCGCGAGTGAATTGCCAACCTCCACGCCGCGTAAAGCACGCGCCATTGATAGGGTGTCGAAGATGAAGCAGGGCGTGACCCCGTACCGCCAAGATAAGATTGATCCATCAAATTGGGCGTTATGTGCCAAGATTGCTGTTCGCTCCCAGTTGTATGTTGATAGGATTCGATGAAGCTCATCTCCTCGATACCATTGAGTAACTGCGTCGCTTCCGTATACATGGATGCAAGCTCCGAACACTCTAAATAACTTATCATTACGTACATACTCCTCGTTTGTTATTTTCGACAGCGTGTAGCCAGCCTTGCTGTCCCAATAGGTTTCAAAATCAATCGTCAGTATCTGATCGTATGGTGCGCTCATTGTTTTCCTTTTAATTTAATAGCCCGCTTTCGGGAGCGCCTGACATCATCTCTTCGTGCAACTTAATAGCGCACACGCCCATCAACTCGGATGCTTCCAACTCGTCCAAGTTAACCGCCATGATCTCCACATGACCTTCGTGCTTGACCACTATCAGCGCTCCGTTCTCATCACCAACAAAGCCGCGAGACAAGCGCTCAAACAAATGAATCATGGAGTCCCTGCGCTCGGGAGTCATCTGCAGTATGCGGCTCTCGATCAGCGTTCCAATAGCGTCGAACTCTTTTGCATCCATTCAATAACCTCCTTCACCTTGTCTATGTTTGTCTCGTTGATAACGGTGGCATAACCGCCGTTCTTTAATATGGCTGCGATCTCCCGATCTTGCAGCGCTGTCGTCTTGCCCTTACCCGCCTTGAGTTCAAAGGCTACGAACGTACCGTCCACGCAGCAGATGATGTCAGGTATGCCAGCACGACCGAAGCCGTTAGCCGCAGGCATGAAGTAGTACACCCCCGCATCGTCGAGTATCTTCTTGACGGCCTTCTTTACAAGTCCTTCTGGTGTCATTTCTTAGCCCCTCGTTTTGGTTTAAGCGCAGCGATGCCAGCATCGGGTTCTTCCTCAGCTTGGGGTTCTGCTTGTGGTTGTCGCAGTGCCATGAACCTGTCGGCTATATTAAACGCCGAGTCCACTATGAGTCTGTCTTCTCGGCCACGCATCAGCAGCCCCGCCATAGCGAACATGGCAGCTAAGTCCCGTAGGTTTGTGTCGTGCTCGGTCATTTGCTAGCCTCCCAAAACAGGCGGCGTATCTCGTTGAGCGCGTCCTTGAGGTCGCCTTGGAGTTGTTCGATGTGGTCGTGTTGCTCTTGCATCTTGCGGTAGGAATCCTCAGCGAACTTTGCTAAGTTCTCGTTGTTCCATGCGGCAAAGTTTGGTATGTCATTCATGCTTTTCCTTTCGTTTTAGGTTTAGGGCAATCCTCGGGCGGTACTACTGCGCACCACACTGCATGGGGCGGCTCGTGGACTACTGGATGCCATCGGTCAATGTAAGTGTCCGGCATATTCTTCAATGCGTTACGCACAGAGTCCGGCCTCATTTCAAGACGCTCAGATATTTCTATAGAGGTAAGCCCGTCGTGGTATTGGTGCAGCAGCCTGCGGATGCTCGGGTGTGTTGACCTACTCATGTGTTTCTTCCGCAAATTTAAGCTGGGCTATTTGGTCTAGTATCCATTGGCAGTCCTGCCGAAGTGCGTTAAACACAGGCATTGCTTCAGCATCAATAACATTGTTGTGGTCGCCGTAACCATCAACTACTGTGGTGAACAAGTCCCTGAGTTTCATGTTGATCTTTAAGCCTACATCTGTATCCTCTATCACTTCCAATCGCCACATTTCTGCTAGCACAGGGATAGTGTCTTCAAGCTCGCCCTCGGTCGTATTGGATGCGTAAACGTAAAAAGTGAAGTGTCCTTCTGGAGTGACTTCCCCGTCCATTGGGCACTCGTCTATTTCAAAACTAATTGGTTTCATGCGTTCTTCTCCTTAAGTTTGGCTTCTATGGCTTGGGCAAATGTTGTTGGAGTGTGCTGTTCACAAGACCACCACGCCTCTTTCCTTTCATCATCAGTCAGCCCCACCCAAGGGCGTTTTGTGCTGTCGTGCATGTGCTTTATGTATAGGTGTGTGTTCCAATATTGCGCCTCGCCAAGTAGTTCTCGGCAAATCCGTTCGCGTTCTTCTACCGTGTATCTATTAGCGTTTAACCAGTCAGTGTGTTTGTGAATTTCAATCACTGTTCTTCTCTTTAAGTTTGGCTTCTACTGCCGCAATCAATTCGTCCCATCCAAATTGTAATATTGCAAATTGCATATGATCTTCATCCGTCAGCCCCACCCAAGGGCGTTGTGCTGGCTCATCAGGGCAGTCTTCACACTTTGTCGTGCAGCGGTTCATCTTCATGCACCAAGGCTCTTGTGCTGGCTGTGCCAAGGCTGCTTGCACAAGGAAATAAAGCTCTTGTCGCTGCGGATTGTCTACTTCTAAAATTGACCATCCTGCATAGCGCATTTCAGTTTCGCATCGCTTTAATAAGTCTTTCATTCCACCACCTCTTGCTTTGCGGTCAAAGACTCCAAGCGTTTAATCCGTGCCACGTTGTAGGCAACAATGGCGGTGTGGTACTCCATGCTCGATTGGTGGCGTAGCTTGGTGCGCTGTGCCTGTATCAGTTCCTCGGCGATAAGTTCGGCGGGGGTCGGCATTACCCAATGGTTCGTAAGCCATTGCCATACATTTTTTAAGTGGTTCATTTTGCGCTCCTAGCAGCCATCATTGCGTCTGCTATTTCGTAAGCCCGTGTTGGTATCTCGAAAAATAAATTATCGTTGTCAATTAACGCTTGCATAGCCTTGGCTGCAAAGTAATCACGCAGGGTCATGCCATGACTAAACGGGTCAGGGTGTGGCTGATACTGTGGAAATGCTGGTTTATCGTTCATTTGAATATGCTCCTTGTTAATACAGTTTTAGTTGGTTCGCACTGCTTAGACTGCGCCTTGGTATCACTGAAATAACCAATGGCAAAGCAGACGGCGACGAACGCCCCTACGCATTTAACAAACGTCATCAGACCGTCCCAAAATCGCTCGAACACGGTTGGGGTTTCTTCGTCTTCAACCAGTTGAATTTGTATCTTGCTCATACATTTACCTCCAAGTCTTCACAGAATAAAGTTTTGATTCGATAGGTGCGTGTCTTCAGGATGTAGTCGATGGCATCGCTCGGGCTTGCCGCATACACCATCACGTCATCCACATGGTTCTTACACGCGCTGAAAATGGTCACGATGTAGTTTTTCATACAGACTCCCCGAAGATAGCCTTGAGTTTCTGCATAAGCACCTTGGCTTGGCGTACATTGAGTGAGTCGATGTACTTGTCCATGTCGTCTGCTGTGCGGTGCATGATTAGCTGCGCTCGCTTCTCTACTGTCTCAGCGGGGGGTGGCTCTTGGCGTGGTGCTTGGGCACTCACCATCTGCGCTAGGCTCATGTTCTGCACCTTCTTAGCCTTCTTCGACTTCTTGCTCGAAGACATCTTCAGCGGTGCGTACTCGGTCAGGTTAGCGTGCATCGTGCCATCCTCCAGTATGCGCAACTGCCGCTGCCTAGTAAGCGCAGACAACAGTGATGCCGTGGAAGATAGCTTGTACCCCATAGCGGACAAAGCATCCGTAGCTTGTGCCCGTGTGCAGCCCGGGTTGTCCCGCACATAGTTGAACGTGGCTCGTGACACGTTGTTGGTGGGCTTGAAACCCTTCTGCCCTTTGGCCGTCAGGTTAGGCTCTGCCTTGGCATCACCTTGCTCCCACTCGGCAAAAACTCTTTGTAACTCAGTTTGCATAGTACTCATTTGATTCTCCTAAAATTATTGACAAAATCAGTGTAGTGTCGTTAAGCGCTACACGACGTATACTCCCTCGATATTATTTTTCTATCGACCAACCCATCTTGATAAAGACCCGCTCGATGCTCGGGTCAGGTACATCTTGCGTAACGATGGTCGCCGTTTTTGTGGCCTTGCTAATCTTGATGACCGTTCCCGAACGTGGCACAGCCCACGTCCCCTCATCCTTAATCATGTTGACCAACCCCTGTGTCCACTGTACGCAATGGCGCATCCCTTCCTCTGTGTCTAAGTCGTAGTTCATGCTGTCCCCCTTATAAGAGTGGCCTGTCGGCGGTTACTTGCTCGAAATGGTTCTTGGTGCTGTCGATGAACATGGCTACCTGATTGACCGTGCAGTTCTCCACCACGTTCCATACGGTGATGTTGTCCACCATCCACTCCTCGACCTCCATCATCTCCATAATCTCATCGTAGGTAAGGTCGTCGGGGTAGTACGTCAACCATTCGTCCAAGGCAAAGCGCTCGGCTTTGCTAAGTTTGTTTTCTGTTATTGAGCTGTCCATGATTTCTCCTTCGTGTGTTGGTAAAAAGTAACCCTGTGCTTGCAGTAGTGCGGCGCAATCCAATCAAGGTTTGTCTCTTCGGCGTACGCTTCTGCTGCATCCATATCCATAAACCGTGCGTCGCTTACGCTATGCACGATAGCCTCGTCATCAATGAACTCGATGACCCCGAACAATATAAGTACCTTCATGATGTTTCTCCTTTAGTTAGTTCGTTGGGTATCTCTACACCGTCAGCACGCAACATCGCAACGCCCACAGCCCACGGTATGTCGTGCGCCTTCTCCCAATCCTTTGTGTCGCCGTCATCGTTGTGCAAACTTACGGTGAAGTAGCAATCCTTGAACCCAGTGTCAAACGTCAGGCGTAAGTCCACAGAGGTGTTGCCCTTGTCAGGTAATGCGCACAACTCTTTGTCGTAGTCGTGGTAAGCGCCGTACGATTGGACAGGTGTCCATCTGTTTGTTGTCATGATGTTTCTCCTTTGTTTGCCCACATTACGGATAGTTTTTCTGATACCACGTTCATCCACTCAGGGTGGAGTTCATACAAGGCAGCGGCTACGCTCCAGTTAAGGTCGTTCTCACTATCCATGTGCTTAAACGCTTCCATTGCTATTGCGTCTGTGTCTATCTTCATGATGTTTCTCCTTGGTTGAATAATTCGGTCAGCACATGCCCCAATATCATTGCCCCATACATGAGCATTAGTTTGGATATGTACCCATCCATGTCCCATGCAAGGACGAGCACGAGGGTCGCTTGTGCCGCCATAAAAGTTAGGTATCTTGCGTCCATTTAGTTCTCCTTAAAGTTATTCGGCATATGCCACATCGAACAACGTGCACAGAATTGTGTCAACGTCGTTGTACCCAACCATCCCTTTCGCCATAGTCAGCGCCTCGTCTGTCAGCCTGTTACGGTTGATAGCCTTGACAGCCAACGCAGGGTCTTCGGGATACACACTCTCAGCCATGAGGTCGATGAGCCCCTTGGTGAACCCTTGCTCTGCATCCAATATGCACTCGAACAAATACTCGTCTTCATTCATGTCATACATGCCATCGCCCACAGGCCACACCCCGAAGGCATCGTTCGTAGCGCTCATGCCGATGCCCCTGTATGGTTTGTCCCATGCGAACACGTCGTCGAAGTCCTTGACCAGGGGGTCACGCTCAATGGGCAGCGCATCCCAGTCGATACGCAGCACAGCCTTGGCAAGAGCCGCAAAGTGCACCATGTCCAACTGCTCACGGTCACCGTGCTCGAACTGATACCCGCAACTGACGTTCGTACACTCGGGGATGATGCCAACGAACTCGGCTGTGTCTGTGTACACCCCTGTGTTGTCGGGCGAATACATCAGCGTCTCGTCGTACTGGTTAAGCGCATCGGACAACGCATCACCGAACGCATCCGAGCAGCAACGACCCCACCCTTGGTGCGTGATGACGCTATCCACACCACGCCTGTCGAACGCAATGGCACGGCTGAACTCAGACAGCAACTCGGGGTACTCCTTAGCCAAGTGCCTAGCACCGATACCACCACACTCCTCACCCTGCGTGAATATGTAGTAGCCCTTGACATCTGCGTGTAGCAGGTGCATCAGCAGCGCACATCCCACGCCATCATCCGCACCGAGCGCAGCACCGTCAGCGAACCACATCGTCTTGGTCTTGCGTATCTTGTTGGGCTTGACCTCACGGTGCACGGTGTCAACGTGTGCCACGAATAGCGTACGGTTCGTCTCGTCCAGTCGGTTGTCAACGTGCAGGTTGTTGCATGAGTCCAGCCACGCTGTGCCCTGTACCTTCTTGGGTAGATTATCGAACAGCCAGTCCGTGAAGTACGCAGTCGCCTGTGTACCGTGCGGTCGCATGAGCGATAACGCCCGAGCCAATGTCTTGTCGAGCATCGAGATATTTCTAATAGTCTTAGCCATGTTATTCACCTTCTTTCGTTGTTGTTGGTTCCACAAACAGGTCTGCTTGTGTCTCGTACTCATCGGCGTAGTCCTCATGGATACTCTTGCCACACGCCGTAGGCACAGGGTCGCAGTCGCTGTTGGCATACCAGTCACCGCTGTGCTCGCACTGCCACGCATCATCCGTGAGACAGTACTCGTCGTTCTCTAGCAGCACACAGTTATCCTTCAACTCGTGCTCACCATCCACGGTGTAGCAGATGCGGTGGTCATCGCAGTGGTACCACTCATCGTCACTGTCGATGTGGATGGCATCATCCATTTCGCAGTACTCGCCGTCCTCTAAGCAAACGATGCTGTTGTCGCTTATGTAGTTGGCGTCGTAGTACTCATCGCCACAGTGAATAGCATCGCCTACGTTTATGTAGTACCGATTACCGTTTCTGCCATACGCATAGACAAAGTGGTTGTCGCAGCAATGCTGGCACACCAACGTATCTTCACCACGCCCCACCCAGTACCCGTCATCCTCGGGCACACGGTCGCCGCACTCCTCGCAGGTACGACTACTGACCTCGGAAGCATCGCCGTTCTGATTGGTGCACTCGAACTCCCCGTCGTCGTCTCCGTCAACAATGACTAACTTACTGCCGTCAACGATTACATGTTGATGCGCACCGTCTAGGTACGGAGCCACGAACCCGCAGTTGTTGAGAACTGGGATGCGCTTGAGGCGCTGACCTTCCCATCCGTACTCCTTGGTATACCCCTGCTCCTCGAGCCACACACGCATACGGTCGTCCTCGCTTGAGTAGGTGCTGTCGCTTGCCCTGTATGTACGCACGAATGTATTGCCATTGCACAACGCCCGCCCTGTGTAGCGACCATCGGACTCGACATACACCGCCATGTGCCAGCCATGCTCGGGGTCGTACGCTTCGTAGGGGTGATGCCCCTCGCACCTGAAGTTCTCTGTGGTCTTAGCCATGCACGAGTTGGGCCCCCGCTCAATCACATCGAGCATCTCACGCATCGTATGCACGAACTTGAATGTGCCCATGACATAGCGGGCAGCAATGTCTCGGATGATGTTGTCCCGTAGCGTAGGGAAGTGGCGTGTCAAGTACTTACCAACGGACACCGTAGCCTGCCTGTCGGCTATGCCAGCCGCATCGTCTCGGGTATAGGCAATCTTAGCGATGCCGTCTTCGGATGCGTGAGGCCACTCCATTACCATCTGCTGCCAGTCAAGGGGCTGGGCTAACTCGCAGGCTTTGAATATCGCCCCGTGCATATGCGCTTGGCTCTGCTCACGCCGATGCCAGTCGCGTGAGTGCCACAGCACCCGCTTCAAGCAAGCCATCCACTGTACTGTGTCTTGATACATATCGTCCATTTGATTCTCCTAATTTTCTAGTGTGGTGTGAGACGGCACACCACTAACCGTTTGTGTTGCACAGTGCAACACTTATTACTTCAACTCATCGGCTACCCACTTGGCGTAGGCTCGCTCGAACAAGAACCCGAACGCATCGGTAAGGATGCGGCGGTTCGTACCATCCGCTACAAAGTAAGCGTCCGCTATGGCGCTAGCAAAGCCGCCTTCCATGTGCAGGTGCTTCGCTGCTGCGTCTAATTGTTTGTCGTTCATTTCATTTCTCCTATTTTGGTTTCTACATCGGCTGTCACTTGCGCTAGTACCTTGGCTCGGTTGCCCGAGTACCCCATCCCACGCAGGATGGACAGGGCGGTCTTACCGTGACGCTTCATGCCAAGCATCTCCAGTTTGAGAGCGGTGCGCAGCGTCGCTAGTCGGTATGCGCCTATCTGTTCAGGTGTTGTCAGTATCATGCGGGCTCTCCTTCTGTTTCGTCTTCGTTGTCCCAGTCGTGCTCGTCGTACCAAGCCTCGTACTCTTCTACAAATTCATACGCCATGTAGTCCGTGCCGATACCCCATGCAGTACCGTCCTCAACCTCATGTATGGCTAGGTCTTCGTTGCTCAGCATCCCTTCCTCAACCAAGCGCACAAGCAAGGGCTCGGCACGGAACTCTTGCCAGTCCACCTCTTTGAACCATGTGTTCTCGGATGAGATTGGTTTGCTGTGACTGCGTAGCGTGTACCCCAGTAGGGCGCAGAACATACACATCTCTTGTTCGTTCAGGCGTAGCCCGAACCCTTTGGTGTTGTAAACAACTTTCATTTACTTTCTCCTTAAAAATTACCTTCAGCCACTTGGAAACACATCAGCCCGTTGCGCCTCCACATAGACACTACCTGTTGGCGGTCATCCATCACGAACGACACCTTGTCTTTGGGTATGTGTACATCAAGCATTTCCTGCTTAACAATGTAGTCCGCACGGTTATCCCCATCCTTGCGCATGAGTAGTGTGTAGTTGCGCACGGCGGTCTTGTTGGTCAGCCACCATACGGTATCGGCACGGCATCGCTCGGGTCTGCCTGAACTAAATATGACATTCATTTCGGGCTGTCTACTGAACAGCACGCTATGCACCGCTTCGTGTACCTCGTCATCTTTAATCCCTGCATAGAACGCATTCCAATCAGGCTTGCGCTTTTCCCCTTCGCTGTCCACCTTTTGCACATGGTGCACACGATGCTCGCAGTTAGCCAGCGTACCGTCCAAGTCACACACAATAGTGTCTTTGATACTCATAACAATTCTCCTAGTTTCAGGTGCGGTCTGAGACGGCAGACCGCTAACCGTTTGTGTTGCACGGTGCAACACTATTCCTCAAGCCAAGACCGCAGCGCTTTGATTGCTTGCTCGGGGGATGCAGACCTGCCGCAACCCAACTCCCTCGGACTGAAGCAGGTATGCCCACGCCAGTCAGGGCAGGCTTCGAGCGGCACATTGTCAAATACCCAGTCTTCGCCGCTCCACTCGGCTGTTGTGTTTGCCCATGTAGTCATTTCTTTTCTCCTTTGCGTTTCTTCTTGCCGCCCATCGTGCCCATGTACAGCGCACCCTCGACCTGTGGTGCGTAGAACTTGATTTCGTAGTGGGTTTCGGATGGCACGGGCAGATACCACAGGGCGTAGGGCACTTTGTCCAAGTCCATAATCTTCATGAGCGCAGGTAGGTCACGCTCATCGGTGGTCGTCCCCCATGTGAACGGGGTGCAAGCGTAAAAGTGGGATGCGGGTGCTTGGGTCATGCTGTTTCTCCTTCTAGGGTTACATAGTCTGGTGTGTCTTGGCGCTCGATTACCTGCACCTCGCATACCAACTTGCGGCACAGCGTGGATGCGACCTCTCCGACCAACTCCATAAAGTCGTGGTCGCTCAGGTGGTTGTCGTTGTTGTTGAATGTGGCAAGAATGGCAAAGTCGCCGTCCTCACGCGTCATGCCTACTGATACTGTTTTCATTTCATTCTCCTTTTGGTTGTTGGGGCATACCGCAGTCGGACAAGAACCCGACCAGCGCATCTTCGGACACATGAGCCAACAGTTCCGCAATCGCAGTCCAGTCGCCCGCATCAATGTCAATCTTCATCTGCTCAATCACGCAGTCAATCAGGGTGTCGTCTATCTTTTTCATTTCATTCTCCTAGTAGTTGTAGTTAACAGATAACACCACGCTGTACTCACGCTTGGTCAAGCGTTTGACACGGGCACTCGTACTTCCGCACCCACAGCAGTCGTAGTCGTGCCTACATCCGCTACCCGATAGCGTGGATGTGATTGCGCTCTTCAGGTTCTGCTTCTTGAGCGTGGTGGGTGCGACTATGCGGAAGTAGTACTTACCGCCGTCATCGTAGCCTCGGGGCGGTTCTATGCGTGTTGCGCCCAGTTGCTTGACTGCGCCTATGTACCGCTCCTCGTCTAGGTAACGCCACGCATCTTGGTATCTATGCGTCAAGCGTTGGTGCAGGTGAATCGTCTCGGTCATTTCATTCTCCTATTAGGTTTTCGATACGCTCAGCGAGTGAGCGGGGTAGGTTGTGCGGGTCAAGCAGGTTGTACTCAATCCACACGAGACGGTCTACCTGTGCGTGGTAGTCGTCCCTTTGCTCAGGCGTGAGCGTCTGTGCTAACTCTTCTAAGGTCATTTCAGCAGTCCTTTCTTGTACATCTTCTCCAACATTAGGCTGTGAATAAGCGAGTAGCCCAAGTCTTTGCCCTTGGTCTCCATCCAAGCCATCTCCTGTGTAGGGCTCAGTTCAAACTCCCCTTCTGCATAGCAACAGAAGTGGATGGCAACGCTGATGTCAACAGCCGAGTCAAACCACTCACCATCGGGTGCAACGCACCCATAGAAGTGTTCCGCACAGTGGAAGCGGTTAAATTCTTTCCAAGTAGTCATTTCATTCTCCTAAGTTAATGTCGATAAATCCGTCTTCTGCAAGGTACGAGTCGTCAATCTCTAGCACTTCGTACCTGTCGTTCTTCCACCCATACACGAGCGTGTCGGGCGGCAACTTGCTTAACTCCGCAATCAGTTCGGCTACTTTCATTTCATTCTCCTCAGTGGTTGTGTCCGTAGTTTCTCGGCTTCCCATGAGCCCATGTAACGCTCGGCGCTCTCCAAGGCTTTGCGCTTGCGCTCGGATGACTCCGCTCGCTTGGCGTACTCGTCCCTGTACGCTCTCAACTTCGCCAACTCTGTGGCTTTGATGGTTGTGTGTCTAATCATTTACTTTCTCCTAGTTTCAGGTGTGATGTGAGACGGCACATCACTAACCGTTTTGTGTTGCACAGTGCAACAGAAATCATGACCGTTCCCCTTACAGGTTGCCCAGTGCCTTCTGCTCTTCCCGCCACGCCCTCATCTCGGCTTGGCGTTGGTAGTAATACTTCTTTGCGTTTGCACGGTTCTTCTCCCGCTTGGCCTCGGCTAACTCCTCTATGAGGGCATCACGCTGCGCTGTCATCAGGGCTACATCCCCGTTCCCATGCTGCGCCCGTAGCACCTCGGTGTCGGCGGCTATCACCTTGTCCCGCGGTATCTCGATGGCCGTCTTGTCCCTTACCCGCTTGGTGCGGGGCTTCGCCTGTGATGGGCGTTTCTTAGGCGCTGTGTACGCCTTGCGAGCGAACAACTCCATCGGCTCTTCTATGCGGCTAGCGTATATCTCCTCTATGCGGTTCGTGAACTGCGTGCGGATGTTGGCGGGTATCCAGTCCACCCAATGCCTACCGTTGTTGGGTATGCCCTTCTCATTGGCTACGGCACTGGGCGGCTGTCCGCTCCTGTCTCGGTACTGGTGCAACTTGCTCCTGAGTTTGTCCAGTAAGGCGATGTATTGTGTATAGGTATTCACGAACGCCCAATCTTTCAACTCCTCATGGGCTGCGTCTAACTCCGCTTGCCTACGCTTTAGCCGTGCCGTGGCTGTGTTGCGTGTGCGCTGTATGTCGTGTAGTAGCGTAGCCCACAACTTCGTGTGCTGTGCTTTCTTGATTGCCGCCACACGCTTGGCCTCATGTGCGGCTACCGCTAACGCTGCCATCCTCGCTCGTTCTTCGGGGTTTTTGTGCTCCTGAGTGAGTAGGTTATGCCGTGCGTTCGGCCTCATCTGTATAAGTTTGTCGATGGAAGTGTATGCCATAGTAGTAAATCCTTTATGCACTTGAAGTAGTGTTGCACCGTGCAACACTTTCTATTCTACACACTTGAAGTAACTTGTGGCAAGTTTTTTGTATTTTTGGCAAGGTGTTAATTGCATATGCATAATTTCTGCCAGTAGGTGCGCCCAATAGATATGCGGCTCTCGGCATCTTATGTCCTACGTATCTAGCACTTTTGGCAACACTATTAAACCCTAGGGTGTGTGTATGTGAGTGTGTATAGATAGATAGGTGGGTGGTTGTCTACATAGATTAAAGACAATACATATACTTTGTTAAGTGTTATATATATAGATAGATGTGTTGTTGAGTAAGTGCTGCGCCCCTAGCATTGGTGCGGGTTTCCGCTTGGCAGAAAGTTTGTATTTGCGAATAACGCCTTGCCAGTGCCTAAAAAACAGGCACTTACACACTTTGCAGCGTCTAATCCCTAAGTGTTGCACCGTGCAACACTTTCCTTCCTTAGTAGTCCTCGCCATTGCGGGCGGGTTGTGCGCCTGAGAACGCAGGGTTGATTGGGGCATCGTGCTTCCATGTTACCGCCTCGATAGCAGGGGCATCGGTGCAGATACACACAATGCGCTCGAAGCGTATCGGCGGGGTTTTGTTTGTTACCCAGTCAAGCGTGGTGGCAACTAGGTTCTTGCCTGTATGGGTGTAACTCTCCACACGCATGGGCTTGCCGTGTACTTGGATGATTTGCCCGATGCGGTACTCTGCCTTGGGTATGTAAGCGAACTTCATTTTGATTCTCCAGTTAAGTGTTGCTGTATGCGCTGACCAAGGTCGTGCCTTGCCACAGTTCCACCACCTTAAAGGTTTTGGTCAGGGCGTGGAACAAGCCGTGGGCGCTAGTCAGGCTTTCCACAGTTGCGTAATGATTTGCGCCGTTGTCTCGTACGATTATTGAAAACATAGGATTCTCCAGTTAGACATGAAACGAAACACCGTGCAAGCCCCGCCCTCGGAGTCTCACACGGAAAACTGTTGCACTGTGCAACACTATTACTTGGCAGAGAAACCCGCCAAAGCCTGCTTAACAGCCTCTTGAGCCTGTTTCTTGGTCAACCCTGCCATCGCCGCCTGAATACTCAGGATGACGGCTTTGCTGACCTTCACGGGCACAACCTTGTTGCTACGCTGTGCTGTCCTGCGTGTCTCTCCCCGCAGATTGTGGTTGATGTCTGCCAACAGGCTTCGGGCACTGCTCACCTTTTTGCCTACGAACACGACCCGCCCTGTGCCCTTGGTCTCGAGGGTGACCCCGCTTACCTTGGTAACAATCCACTCCATGATGTCTGCCCTTGCGGACTCAATCGTGGGGTAGCCCGCATCAATGACGGACTGGATGAACGATACCCTAGCACCTACGAACTTGTTGAGGGCTGTGAACAGGGCGGCTTTGTTTACTGATTTAGTCATGGATGTTTCTCCTAAGTGACATTGGTTGAAAGCGTTGCACCGTGCAACACTTATCGGCAGGGCTTATCCCCTAGCGACAACTCTACTTTACCAAGCGAGGGTATTTACATACCTTTTGACACCACTCTGACGACCCCACGGTGGGGGTACAACCCCTTTTTGACGACATAACATGCTATGTGTATAAACACTGTTTCGTAGCCGCACAGCCTATTTTGTATAACCTTAGACAACTAAACCACAGAAGCCCCCCCCTTGCTTAAAAAAGAGGCACCTCAAAAAAATTTCTACGAAAAATAAAAAAAACCCCGAACTCCTTGTGGAAGCCGGGGTTTAAAGACCAACGTAGTTGAGAACGTAGTTGATCGAGGAGAAGCAAATGAACAACATCAACCAACGAAGTTGCACAATCACCGAAACGTAGTGTACACTACACTTAACGAGGCTTCAATGGCTTACGCATGCTAGACCACTTAATTGATTTTGAACCGGAGGTGTTTGAGTACACGTCCAAAAATGTGCAGGACCCTGCAAAGGTGTCCTCCGTCGGCGTGCTCGACGCAAAAATCCAAACGAAAGACTGGATGCAAGCACTAGGAGCCGTTGACTCAGACGCTCTTGTCAGCGAGATCGACACCAAATCAGCCCGTGAAGCGTTTGCCAACATCGTTTCCGCCTCCCCCGAAGAAATTACCCACACCGCGCTGGCCCATGTAAAGACACCTGCGGCCGTACAACATCTTGTTGGGATGCTGACCGCCTATGACTGGGAGTTTGTGCACCAAGCCAAGGAGCTTCGCGGGTATGCAGTAGCAAAACTGGTCGAAGAAACACAAAGCCCCAACGCCAACATCCGCCTAAAGGCACTTGGGTTGCTGGGCAAGGTCACCGAGGTTGGTCTGTTCACCGACAAGATTGAGGTCAAGAAGGAAGAGATGTCCGACACCGAACTTGAGCAGCGGATCAAAGAAAAACTTAACCGGTTCATGCACATAGTGGATGTGGTTGACGTAAGTGATAAGGGGACAGAAGCCCCGCCAGCCCCAGCATCCAATGAACATTGACAAACTCACCACCCTAAGTAAGCCTGAGCTAGAAGCGCTTATGCGGGCCCTGCCCACGATGTCCATAAAGGACAAAATGGAGCTTATGGATGATTTGGACATTAGAGAACGCCGAGCCAGCCTGACGGCAGCGCAGGGAAACATGCTCGGATTTGCCAACGCCGTATACCCCGGGTTCAAGATTGGGCCCCAGCACAGGAAGCTGGCCAAGATTTTTACGGACGTGATTGAGGGGCGCAAGAACCGCGTCATCATCAATATTGCACCCCGTATGGGTAAGTCCGAATTCAGTTCATACCTATTCCCTGCCTATTTTTTAGGCAAGTACCCCGAGAAAAAGATCATCATGGGCACCCACACTGCGGGTTTGTCCGAGGATTTCGGTCGCCGAGTGCGAAATTTGCTTGATACGGAGGAGTACCATGAAATTTTTCCCCAAACAAACGTGGCATCTGACCAAAAGGCTGCAGGCAAGTGGTCTACTTCTGCTGGGGGCCAGTATTACGCGGCTGGTGTGGGCGGTGCCCTTGCCGGTCGTGGTGCTGATCTGTTCGTTATTGATGACCCACACTCCGAGCAGGACGTAAAGATTAACAGCCGCCTTGCGTTTGACACCGCGTGGTCTTGGTTCCAGACCGGACCCTTGCAGCGCTTGATGCCGGGTGGGGCGATCATCATCGTGATGACGCGGTGGTCGCTCTTGGACCTTACTGGGCGCTTACTGACGTACCAGATGAAAAACCCCGAGTCCTTGCCGTGGGAGATCGTGGAGCTACCGGCCATCTTGAACGAGGACGAAGAAGACGAGAAGTCGCTCTGGCCGGAGCAGTGGCCGCTGGAGACATTGAAGGCGACCAAGGCCAGTATCGAGCCACGGTATTGGAACGCGCAGTACATGCAGCAGCCTACGGCCGAGAACTCCGCGCTGGTGTCACGCAAGCATTGGAGAGTTTGGGAACATGATGAGCCGCCCAAGTGCGACTACATACTGCAGAGTTGGGATACGGCGTTTGAGACAAAGACCACGGCCGACTATTCAGCCTGTACGACATGGGGCGTGTTCTACAACGAAGAAGAGGGCAACAGCCCGCAGGTGATCCTGCTCGATGCGTTTAAAGACCGGATGGCGTTCCCTGAGTTGAAACAGGTCGCGCTCAAGCACTGGAAAGAGTGGGAGCCTGATGCGTTCATTGTGGAGAAGAAGGCCGCGGGCGCTCCGCTAATCCAAGAACTGCGCAACATGGGCATCCCCGTACAAGAATTTAGCCCGTCTCGAGGTAACGATAAAATGGTCCGGCTTAACGCTGTGGCGGATTTGTTCACTTCGGGCAAAATATGGGCACCTGACACGCGCTGGGCGCGAGAAGTCATTGAAGAGATCGCGGCTTTCCCAGTGGGCGAGAACGATGACTATGTGGATACGACAACACAGGCACTCCTGCGCTATCGCCAAGGCGGGTTTATTTCGTTAGACTCCGATGAGAAAGACGAGCCTAGAATCTTCCGGCGGTATCAAAACGCTTACTACTAAGGACAAAAATGGCAACAAATATCGACAAAGGCTTGTACCAAGCCCCCAAGGGAATCGAAGAACTAGCGCAGGACGAAAGCGCAATAGAGATTGAGATCGTTGACCCCGAGGCGGTCAACATCCACATGGATGGCTTAGACATCTCGATTGAGCCGGGTGAAGGCACCGAAGATTTTAGTAGTAACTTGGCCGAGGAAATTGAAGAGGGTGCGCTGCAGTCACTTGCAGGCGACCTGTCAGGCGACATTGACAACGACAAAAGCTCCCGCAAAGATTGGGAGAAGGCGTACACCGAAGGTTTGAAGCTGCTCGGACTCCAGTACGAAGAGCGCACAGAGCCTTGGTCAGGCGCATCGGGCGTGTTCCACCCCATGATTACCGAGGCAGTTGTAAGATTCCAGTCAGAAACCATTACCGAGATGTTCCCCGCAGCGGGCCCTGTACGTACAAAGATCATCGGTAAAGAAACTCCAGCGAAGACAGAGGCAGCGGTGCGTGTCGAAGCTGACATGAACTACGAACTGACAGAAGTCATGCGCGAGTTCCGCCCTGAGCAAGAACGCATGCTGTGGAGCCTACCGGCCACGGGCTCGGCGTTCAAGAAGGTGTACTTCGACCCGAGCTTGGACCGCCAAGTTTCGATGTTCATCCCAGCAGAAGACATCATTCTCCCCTACGGTACGACCGACTTGGACACTTGCTACCGCATCACCCACGTTATGCGCAAGACCAAGAACGAGATTGTGAAACTACAAAAGGCGGGGTTCTACTTAGACATTGACCTGCCCGACACCAACAAAGAATCCACTGACATCCAAAAAGCCAAGGACAAAGAGACCGGCTTTAGCGATATGAATGACGATCGGTTCACGATCTACGAGTGCCACGTAGACTTGGACATCGAAGGGCTGGGCGACTCCGAGGATGACGAAGGGGAAGCAACAGGCATCGCGCTGCCGTACGTAGTGACGATGATTAAGGGTTCCAACGACATTTTGGCAATCCGCCGGAATTGGTTGGAAGACGACAAACTTAAACTGAAAAGGCAGCATTTTGTCCATTACCAATACATCCCCGGATTCGGAGCGTATGGCTTCGGCTTGTTTCACCTTATTGGTGGCTTCGCTAAGTCCGCAACCAGCATCATGCGCCAGCTTGTCGATGCAGGAACTCTCTCAAACCTACCGGGCGGGCTTAAATCAAGGGGGCTCCGCATTAAAGGTGACGATACACCGATTGCACCCGGCGAATTCCGCGATGTAGATATTGGCTCTGGCGCACTGCGGGACAACATCCTGCCACTGCCGTACAAAGAACCAAGTCAAGTGTTATACACGCTGCTTGGCAACATCGTAGAAGAGGGCCGCAGGTTCGCATCTACAGCGGATATGAAGATCAGCGACATGTCCGGCCAAGCCCCTGTGGGTACCACTTTGGCCCTGTTGGAGCGCCAGTTAAAGGTGATGTCGGCCGTACAAGCCCGCCTGCACTACAGCTTCAAACAAGAGTTGCGCCTTCTGGCGGTCATTATTCGGGACTACACCGATGATGACTACGACTACGAGCCCGATACAGGCGTTCCAAGCGTCAAGAAGTCTGACTACGACCATGTGGACGTAATCCCCGTCAGCGACCCTAATGCGGCCACCATGAGCCAGCGCGTGGTTCAGTACCAAGCGGTTATGCAGATGGCGCAGTCGGCTCCAGACATTTACAACATGCCCAAGCTACACCGCAACATGCTGGAGATTTTGGGAATTAAGAACGCCGACAAGCTCGTACCCCTGCCAGAAGACCAGAAACCTAAAGACCCCGTGTCTGAGAATATGGCGATTTTGAAGGGCGAGCCCGTTAAAGCGTTCCTGAACCAAGACCACAGAGCGCACATTGCGGTGCACATGTCAATGATGCAGGACCCCACGATTGCGGCCAATATCGGGCAAAACCCCAAGGCTCCGGTCATTTCGGCTGCTTTGATGGCCCACGTTGCCGAGCATACGGGTTATATGTACCGCAAACAGATCGAAGAGCAGATGGGTATGCCCCTACCGGCCGAAGACGCAGAATTGACCCCAGAAATCGAGAATGCGCTATCAGGAATGCTTGCACAGGCGGCGCAACAGGCACTGCAGATGAACCAACAGCAAGCGGCTCAGCAACAAGCTCAGCAGCAAGCGCAAGACCCACTGGTCATCATGCAGCAGCAGGAACTCCAGATTAAACAGGGCGAGTTGCAGATTAAATCTCAGGAAGTTAACCAGAAGTACCAGATCGAACAAGCCAAACTTCAACTGGAAGAAAAGCGTTTTGTTACAGATGCCGCAGGAAAAGCTGATGCAAATCAGCTCAAACGCGATCAGCTCGAGGCCGACATGCAGCTAAAAGGTACGCAGATTGGTGCCCAAATCAAGGAAAGCAACCAAAAGCAGACCTTCGACCAAGAACACGCCGGGATCAAACTCGGCGCACAGATCGCTAAAGACAAACGCGATCAAGCCCTGACTGCTGTGCAGTCGCTTCAACCACCTAACCCAACGGAATAAAAATGCTCCAAAAATTCGCAAGCGTATTGCGCGAACAAATACGCACGGACATGAACAATTATGCTGACGACATAGCTGGTGGGGCTTGTCGTAACTATGAAGAGTATCAAAAACTTTGCGGTGTTATTCAGGGTCTAGCCACCGCAGAGTCCTACCTGCTGACCCTGCTAAAGAAAGTTGAAACAGATGAGTGACCTTATCTTGCCTCCGGGAATAACACTCCCGCAAACTATTCAGCCAGCGGAAACGCCTGCTGAAGATGCGACAAACGAGGAAAAAGCAAGCCAGCTACCGGAACCTGCGGGTTACAAGCTGTTGTGCGTGGTTCCTGACGTATCCGAGACGATCGAGGGTACTAACCTCGTGAAGGCTTCCGACATCATGCGTCGTGAAGAGCAGACAACATCCGTGCTGTTTGTAGTCAAAGTTGGCCCAGATGCGTACAACGACAAAGAGAAATTCCCCAACGGACCTTGGTGCAAGGCGGGAGATTTTGTAATGACGCGTACATACACAGGGACCCGCTTCAAGATGTACGGCAAAGAAATGCGGTTCATCAATGACGACCAGATCGAAGGCGTAGTCCAAGACCCGAGAGGAATCACACATGTCTGATTTTAAATTTCCAGATGAGCTAGAAGACGGCAACATTGAAATCGAGATTGGCGGTAAAGACACCGAAATCGAAGTTGAAATTGTCGATGACACCCCCCAGCGCGACCAAGGGCGTAAGCCACTTGACCGTGAAGTAGCTGACCCGACCGACGAAGAAATCGAGTCCTATTCGGACAAGGTTAAGAAGCGGATTACGGAACTGACCCATGCCCGACACGACGAGCGCCGTGTCAAAGAAGCAACACTTCGGGAAAAAGAAGAGCTAGAACGGTTCACCCAGAACTTGCTCCACGAAAACAAACGCCTAAAAGGGTTCGTGGAAGACGGCACTAAGCACATTGCAGCTAGCTCATTGACAAGTGCGGAAGCGGAAATGGCCGCAGCCCGCCGTCAATTCAAGGAAGCGCAAGAGGCTTTTGACACCGATGCTATCATTGCAGCCCAAGAAGCGATGACAGACGCAAAGTTCCGTTTAGAGGCTGCAAAGAATTTTCGCCCAGCCCCTTTACAAACGTACAGCGATAGTGTACAAACGCAACAACCGGCACCAGAAGTGGTGCAACCCGACGAAAAGACACTGCGCTGGCAGGCAAAAAACCAGTGGTTCGGGACTCCGGGATTTGAAGAACTAACCAGCTACTCACTAGGGCTGCACCAGAAGCTAGTGAATTCGGGTATGAACCCGCGTAGTGATGAGTATTTCGAGCAGATTGATGCTCGCGTAAGAGGTAAGTTCCCTGAAGTTTTTGGGAGAAGCCAAACCGAAGGCACCAAGCGTCCTGCATCTGTGGTCGCTCCGGCGACTCGTTCGTCAGGAGCAAAGAAGGTTCAAATTACGAATACAGCGGCAGCGCTGGCTAAGAAATTTGGATTAACCCCGCAGCAGTATGCTGCTCAAGTAGCAAAATTGGAGTCTTAATATGGCAACCCGTGAATCTCGTGATCTTTCTTCCCGCGACAAAAATGTGCGCGCTGTGTATGTCCCCTCGAGCACTTTGCCCGATCCAACACCCGAACCCGGATACACGTATCGCTGGATTGCGACGCATGTACTAGGCCAGAGTGACCCTACTAACGTGTCTCGTAAGTTGCGCGATGGTTGGGTACCGGTGAAAGCAGATGACCATCCAGAGCTAATGCTGGTAGGTAATGAGAAGACAGGTAACGTCGAAATTGGTGGGCTGATGCTTTGCAAAATGTCGTCCGATCGCGTCGAAGCTATGTCAGACTATTACAACGACCAAGCAAGAACTCAGATGGAGTCGGTGGATAACACGTTTTTACGTCAAAATGACCCACGTATGCCGTTGTTTTCAGAACGCAAGTCCTCGATAACGCGTGGTGGGTTTGGTTCAGGTCTTAAATAATAGGAGTCCTTAAATGGCATCTACAGCTTCTCCCTACGGCTTAAAAGCCGTGAATGAGTTGGGTGGCCTACCTTACGCAGGTAGCACTCGCTCGTTCCTATTCGATCCTGCTGGATATGGCACAAACGTCTATAACGGAAGTTTGGTATACGTCAAATCTACAGGCTACATTGAAATTGTTACCGCTACTGGCGCTGACGCAACTACAAACGGCTTCCCTGTTGGCACTGCTAACACCGGCGCTGTTGGTGTTTTCGTTGGTTGCTCTTACGTTAACGCACAAGGTCAAACCATTTTTTCACAATACTACCCAGCCAGTGCGCTGAATGCGGTTGCTTTTGTGATTGATGACGACCGTACTGTGTTCCAAGTTCAGTCTGCTGGTACTGTTACCATCGCTGCTCTGGGTTCAAACGTGTTCTTCTCCACAGGTGCAGTGTCTACCGGTAGTACATCTACAGGTAACTCTACCGCTTCTGTTGTGGCTGGCTCTTCCGCTGTTACGACTACCGCCGCTTTCCGCGTCGTTGGTTTCCCTAACATGGTTGGCTTCTCCACAGTAGGTGACGCATATACTGATATTCTGGTGAAGTTCAACCCCGGATACCACTCTTACAGCAACGCTGTTGGTCTGTAAAAGGAGCTAAATCATGGC